TGCAATATCTTGAGAGTATTTTAAACTACCAGACCACGTATCATCACCAAGTTCATCCCAGGCATCAATACTGTCAGCCATTTCAGGATAGTATTTACGGATCTCTGAGCGTGTCATCTCTGTTTGCATACCAACAAATGCTGCATCAGTTATGCAGGTAGCATCTCTTGATATACGAAAGTTTTCTGGTGGGACCAGTTCCACTTTAACACGAGACTTATTAATACGTTTACGAATACGAACATCAACGTACATAAGTTCTACTTCTTGAGAAAATTCTTCTGGTTGATTTTCAAACTCCAGATCACCAACAATTTCAACATTATCTTCTGATAATAGTTTATCTAGATTTGGTTGACTAATCTTTTCGTATTCTTCAAATACATAATCGTAATCCTCAACATACCCCCAACGGCACACAGCATTCTTCCATAGTAATGCTGCTTTCATCCATTGTTGGATAAGTTCCCATCCATTATTCTTTTTAAACAAACAATAGTTAGTTATATCAGAAGCATCTTTAGCAGCTTGAATTGCTGCAGGAGAACTGTCCCAAGGCATAAACCTTGCTAGTCTTTTATTTGTAAGAAACAAGTCAGATAATACGGCTGTATAAGCTTCGACTACTTCTGTTGTAGAGGTATCTACAATTGTACTAACACCTTGAGGTGATAAGTGGTAGTCAGCCACTCCAGCATATTCGTAGGTGGCTTTTAATCTTTCTCTTGCTAGTTCAGATGAATTTAACCAATCGCCTGTAGAGTTCTGTACACCAGACTCTATCATGCTAATCAGTTGTTCATCACTAACAACCTCTTTATATCCTTCGGGTTCCATTATCGTTTCCCTCCAGTGCCTGAATAAATAGGCTTAGCTTTCTCTAAAGCTTTTAAATCATAAGAACCAGCCTTAGGTAACTTTGGCTGAGGTTTCTTAGCATCTTTTTGTTTATGTGTTTCTTGTACAAATCTAGACATTTACCACTCCTGGGTTTACGTTCTATGTCGTTTTACTTTGTTTGCAACCTTTTTAGGTTGTTTACTAAATTGTTTTCCTGCTTTTGTAGCTTTTCTTTTAGCCCTAGTGGTAGCAGCGTGTTCTGCTGGCGTAAGACTAGCCACAGCTGAAGCTGGCATATAACGTTCTCCAGTAGCCAACGGACCTTGAGTAGAGTTTTTACCACTTTTGGTTCGCCACTTCTGAGAAGTCCATTTGCTTAGGCTCTTTTGTGACGGTTTTTTTGGCATTAGTCTCTATAGCCTCCACCATTTGCTTTATACTGTTTAGCAAGCATTTGCGCCTTTCGCGCCGACCATTGGCCTGGACGACCTCCTTTACTACCTGCTTTAATTTTATTAAACAAGTTTTTACGCATTGTCGGTTTTGTGTAGTTACCTGCCGCATTTACAGCCATCCTTTACCTCCGTGATATATATGTCAATCATTTCTAATTTTTCATGCCATTTAGCTATATGACTTAACTCAGTTTCAATAGCATCAATAATATCACTATGTTCACCAATACCAACAGGATTATCTAAATAGACCTCAATATTTGCCACGTGCTTAGCCACATGGCCCTCTGCGTGTTTACGAACCGCTTCTAACAATTTATCCTCCATATCTACCATTTAACCTTATTCGCCCAATATGCTGCGCTTAAAGGACCACGAGCAATGTTTTTAGCATGACGAGCCTTAAAAGATTTACGTTTCATTTTCATACGCCTAGATTCACCAGCCTTTGGTTTACCTGCAGTACTCGCACCTTTCTCACCAAACCGTATTAGTTTTTCTTTACCACCCGACCTCGCAAGGACAGCGTGGGATTTTTTGGGGTGGTTAGGGGTTCGCTTTGGTTTGTTGTAACCGGAGAAGGTTTCTCCTGCTTTTTCGATTGGCATGACAATTCTCCATTACTATAACGAACACTGTTCCACCACACAATAGGGCTTTTGTATTCTTTAGGTTTTCTTTTTCTTTTGGGTTGAGTATAAGGTATGTGTACCATTTTTTAGTCCATCCAAATAATAATCTCTTATTTGATCGGTTGTTCGTCCACATCCAACACAATATTTATCTTCGCTATCTAATTTACAAACACCAATACATGGGCTATTCATTTATAAAATCCACTATAACGTATTTATCACCGTTTTGTTCCAGAGTCACAGTTTCTTTTTTACAACTGTATAAGTGACCTGATTTTGAAAGACGATCAATTTTTCGTTTTATACTTAAGCAATCCTTTAGGGAAAAATGAGGTGTCCATTCTATAGGTTCCCCACCTAATGTTAAGAATAGAACGAAAAGAGTTTCTTTCATTACTTATCTCCGTTTCTTAGTTTTTCTATGTTTTCTTCTAAGCTAGTTATTCGTTTTTCATAGAACTCTAAAGTCAACTTTTGTTGTTGATCATACGGAGCCTTACCGCTTTCAATATCGGTTTGTAGTTTTTCTAACTCTCCCGCAAGGTGTTCAATAAGCATATATTGTTCACTATCTGCGGGTAGACTTCCCATGTCACCACGAGGCCATTTAATACGAAACTCTGTGTTCTGACCTACGTCTGCTTCCATCATGGTTACGTTTGTTTCCATTTGATTAAGACGTTCTATAATTCCAAAGTACGCCCATGTTGCAACACTAGCTGCTGCTACCATGCTTATGATATTTCGTAATGGTAAAGCTACTTCTGTATTTTCATTGACTTTGGTGGGCATTACTCAACTCCCATAATCCTTGACAGGCCAAATACCTCCAATAACATGAATGTAAAGAAAAGTAATAGGACACCACCTGCTATTAGTTTACCACTAAAGTTTGTTGATCCTATTCGTATTGCTATAAACTCATTACCTAATATACGTAACACAAGCTCAAAACTATTTTCACCTACTTCTAAAACTACTGGTTTTATGCTGCTATTTTTGGATTTATCCCCATCCATTTTCCCCACTCCTCATAATAATGTCTCATGCCTACTTCATCGTGTATGGTTCTGTTTTCATGCCGACCATGAAGTATGAAACGATCTTCTGTGCCTGGACGCATTGTTGTGCCCTGACCAGCTACACCAATCAAGTCTTCGTGAAGGTTTCTACCGAATGGCCCCCAAATAGAGTTGTGGTGGTTTATACGGGTCTTCCTATCTTCTGGTGAGTCACTTTTGAGACCATATCCACGAAACTCAATAAGAACTTTGTTTGGGCCGAGAGGCGTAACACTATCGCTTCTATAAGCACTCCCCCTAAGATTAAAATTAAATCCAGGAAACAGATCAACCATATACCATTGATTGGGTGGAAGGTTAGGGAAACTAAGCTCTCCTCTATCCTCAAACCCATCGTACTCCTCATAGTTGACTGTGAAGCTACTGACATTAACGTGTCCGTTATCAAATGGTATATTTTTTCTAGCAAAGTATTCATCGTTAAACCCCGACACACGATTAAAGTAGTGCATAAAGTCGTGGTAAAACTCGCTATTAGTGTCATGCCACAGTTTGTAATTTGTATCTATAATAGCCTTGTGGTAATGAAACACCTCTAATGGTTCAGCATCAATAGCATCTATAATACAATCAAATGATCCATTAAGCCATTCTTTTAGAGATTGTGTTGGGTTATCATCAAGGGTAGCCCACACCATCCCACCGTATCCTATTTCACTATGTAGTCGATTACCAGTTATAATACCTACTGGCCCCGACACACCATGAAGCCCTGTGTTTTTATACACATGAATACCATGTTTATTTTTTATTACAGCAATTGGTGTATGTGCAATTGTTGCGGTCCGATACCAGTTATCTTCAGGTAGTTCGCTTTCATGGCAAACAGGGACCCATACCTTAGAGAATATGGTTTCTAGTTCCTGGCTGTATATATCCCAATCTGAATATATCCTAGAGTTTATGTATTCTACATTAGGTTCTTTCTTCCAATCCTTGTGATTTCTTGGTGGCATCATTTGTCCCCTTTATGTTCGTGTCCCATCCAAATCCCAAACACACCTGTCATAACACCCATTACAACACTAACGAAAGCAGATTGTGCGCCTGTTGGATCTTCTAAAGCCATGAACCATTCGGCGCACCGCCAACTCATTGCAGTAGAAACCAGCATCATAAGTCGTGGAAGTATTTTCCATTTAAGAAATTGTTCTACTGTTATTGGCATCTGATTCTCCTATGCGACTTCTTTTTCAAGCATCTCCATTTCTTCACGTAATGCTTTAAGTCTACGTTTCTTTTGAATCTGTTCCCGTTCTTCGGGAGACACATGTCGTTCAACATGCATACGTCCAAGTCCGTCATGGTAGATGTCAATCTTATCACCTGATTTATAATCATCTTCCAAAACCCAAGTTTTTTTAAACATCAACATAGCTTTCTCCTGTACTATTGTTAAAGGTAAGTGGTGGTATACCGCTGCGTACCACCGGACGCATGAGGACAACGCGGATCTCTTAGACCCTTAGGGGTCTTTATGTTCTATAAGGGGTATATACTATATCCAGTTTACTTCTGGTTGTTCTATACCAGACATCTTTTGTTTCCATGAGACATTTGAAGTCCCCAATCTGTCCCAATGTGTGCGTAATACTTCACAACCTATCGCTAATGCTATAACCGAATCATCATAACAGTTGGGTGCAGCTTCTGTCTTACCCGTATCCGTAGAAATATAGTCCTTAAGTTCTTTAATTATCTGCACAGACGGGATAAGTATCTCTTCATTTTCTATTAGGTTTTTAAGATTAGCTATAATCGCTGGTTTTGTAGCAGATGTCGTTCTAAAACCCAACCTAACACCCTCTTCCGAGGACACATTAGCTATCTTTGTCTGTCTATACAGGTTTATGTAGCCTGTACTGTCTAGTTTCTGCAGGGTTGCAATACCCATACTGTTAGATTCTACTGCTAATAGGGCATTATTATAATAACGGCCTAAATAAAACAGAAGATCACCCCACATACTGGGGTCAATCTTGTTATTCCTATAGTGTGCTACAATCTCATACTTTTTATTTAACACAACAGCAGCAGAATAGTCCTGACCAACCCCCAAGGCTACATCAGCAGCAACCACATAGGGTTCATTCCAGTCAGGAAACTGGTATATGTACAAAGAACCTTCTTTATTCTCATCAAACATCTTCGATGCAGGGTCCCACTCAGACCTTCTTTGATAAGATTGTGGAACTAGTGCGTCCAAACGCTCCAGGTTGAAGACGTTAGATCCTGACATAATAAACGCTTCGTCAGCTGTTGAGGGGTACTCTTGTTTGAACTTGAGTTCTCCTCCTTCTGCAATCTTAAGTCTTCGCCAGTAGAGTTGTCCGTCTGTGAGGTCGTGTTTATCTCGTAGTTTTTCTTCTTCAACTGTCAACTCCATGTTCTCTGGGGGTTCTCTAGTGTATTCTGGTGTAATATACCACGGTAGAAAGATAGGTAGATATTCATTCTCCCCCATCTCAGCGCCCTTCCAGAGCCTGTAGAACTCCCCTTGAGCACCATTAGCGGTAGACTCCAGGATTACCTCAGTACCGTCAGCCTGTGAGATACCTTGGAAGAGTCCTGCTAGGATCTTCTCATCATGTTGCCAGAAAGCTACCTCAGAGCAGTGTGCTATAGTCGGCGTAGTACCTCTTCCAGCTTCTGGAGACCCCGCTGTATAAAGTCTATAGGAAGCTGTAGCGTCTTTATCGCCCA